AAGCTAAGAAAAAATCAACAAAGAAGGTTAAGATGAATAAGTCTAAGCCTGCATGGATGAGGAACCGATAATGGCTGTAGAAGGATATGAAGCGCAAATAAAAGCGTTATTAGAAAATAAAGATAGTCTTACTAAAAAAATGACTAAAGACGGCAGAAGTGAATATGCCGTTCAAATGAATAAATTGAAGAAAAGAATGAAAGCTGATGGAGCTTCATTTAACAAAGCATTAAATTCTGTAAAGAAACAAGAGCGTGAAGGAACTTTTGATAGAGGTGCAGAAGGTAAAAGAAAGAAAAAGCTTCGTGCTAAATTACATAAAGAGCACAATTTGACTACACATGGCGCACAGCATAAAGGAACTAGAGCAGACAAAATAACTGAAAAATATAAAGACATTGATCCTGGTCAGAAAAAACATATAAAAGAAGTACAAGATAATCTTGGAATTAAAAAAGTAAAAATACAAAAACCAAATTTAAAGTCTAGATAGTGTCAAACAATACTACTAATGATAAAAGTTCTAATCCCGCTGATTCAATTAAAAAATTTGCTTTGAGCAAAGTTGATAAAGCTGCAACAAAAATACCTGGTTATAAAAAAATAAAAAATGTAACTAGTAAAATAAAAGATGCAGGTTTTTCTGTGGATGTGGGCAAGAATAAATTTGGTATTAAATTTGAGAAAAAATGGTAGATGGTGGAAATAAACTTAACAGGAGATATAACTATGGTATTACATCCAATTTTAGATCTATACGATTCAAGCAAACCAATTGAAGATCCTTATCGTCAATTGATTATATGGGGGGATCAGGCGTATGTCTGCCACCTTAGAGGATAGGAACGCCGCCACTAGATTAGCTATACGTTCTGCACGTGATGATTTGTTAGCATTTATTATGCTGATGAATCCTTCTTTCAGTATAGGACCTCACCACAGAGTTTTGTGTGATGAGTTAATGCGTATTGAGTCAGGTGAAGCTGACAGACTAATGGTCTTTGTGGCGCCTCGTTCGAGTAAGTCACTAATAACATCAACCTATTTTCCCGCATGGGCTTTAGGTAAAAATCCTTATTGGCAAGAAATTGCTGTATCACATAGTGATGATTTGGCTACAAGGTTTGGCCGCGCTATTCGTGATATAATTAATACAGAACAGTATCGTTCTATATTTCCACAGATAAATATTCGTAAAGATAATAGATCAGCTAATAGCTGGGGTTTGCAACATAAAGGAAAAGAGGCAGGATCTTTCCTGGCTGCAGGTTCTGGTTCAGGTATTGCAGGATTTGGTGCACATTTAGCAATCATTGATGACCCTATATCGGAGCAAGATGCTTATTCTAAAGCACGAAGGGAGGCACTAAATGAATGGTACTCCTCTGGTTTACGTACAAGATTAATGCCTAAAGGTAAAGTTGTACTTGTTATGACAAGATGGCATGAAAATGACCTGGCGGGACATCTATTATCCTTAGAAGATGATACTCCTATGGCAGATGAATGGGAAGTAGTTCGTATTCCTGCCCTAAATACTACAGCATCTATAGAAAAATTAGAAAAAGCTAGGAAAAATCTAATATCTCAGGGGTATTTGTCCAAAGATTATACTAAATTAGAACTCGGAAAGTCCTTCTGGCCCTCATCTGACCACGAAGATGGCTTTCATTGGTCTACAGAAGAGATTATTCGTACCAAAAACAACACACCTTCCTTTAAATTTGATGCATTATACGGGCAAAGTCCTACAAATGAGGAAGGAAACATAATAAAACTGGAATGGTGGCAGAATTGGGACAATCCCAACCCTCCTGATTGCGAATACATTATACAATCGTGGGATACTGCGTTCTCAACTAAGACATCTGCAGATTATTCCGCATGCACAACATGGGGAGTGTTCAAATCGGGGTTTGATATACCTAATTTAGTACTATTAGGAGCTGAACGGGGTAGATGGGACTTTCCTACACTAAGAACTAAGGCAGTTAAGAAGTTTGAAGAACATAAACCAGACTCAATACTGATTGAGAAGAAAGCATCAGGGCAATCTTTGATACAAGACCTTAGAATGACAGGATTACCCATATTTGAGTTTCAACCTGATAGAGATAAGATAGCCAGAGCTTATGCTATTACATCATTATTCCATAATGGCAGGATATATGCCCCCTTTAAGAAGGATTGGGCTATGGATGTCATAGATGAAGCTAGGACTTTTCCAACAGGTAGTCATGATGACTATATGGACACTGTGTCACAAGCTTTATTGTGGATGAGAAATGGTGGATATGTTAGCCACGGTGCTGACACATGGCTTGACAAAAGAGAGAAAGAGATTTATAATAGGGAAACGAGTAGACGTTTTTATTAAAGGGGATATATGGCAATTGAAAAACAAATAGAGCTATTTGACGAAGAAGAGATATCTACACCAATACCAACTGGTGAAGATGTTGCGTTAATGGAAGATGGTGGCGCAGAAGTCACTTTAACAAATCAACAAGAGATAGATGATGCTGAAGCTATGGGCTTGTTTGATGAAGAACAATTATTAGATACAGGTGAGCATGATGCAAACCTGGCAGAAGTTATAGATGAAGAAGATCTTCAATCAATTGGTAGTGAATTGGATGAAGGTTATCAAAGAGATAAAGATTCAAGATCCGAATATGATGAGATAGCTGAAGATGGAATCAATTTATTAGGATTACAATACGATGATTCAGCTGGAGCATTTCCAGGATCAGCAGGAGTTACACATCCTGTATTAGCACAAGCAGTAGTAAAGTTTCAAGCGAAAGCTTACAAGGAATTATTTCCAACCGAAGGACCTGTACGTACCAGAATTATGGGCATACAGACTCAACAAAAATTAGAACAGGCAAATCGTGTAAGACAATTTTTAAATTGGCAAACACAATTTCAAATGCCAGAATATGGACCTGAGTTAGATAAGTTATTATTTAATGTTGCACTTTATGGTACAGCATTTAAGAAAACATATTGGGACCCAGGTATGCAAAGACCTGTTACAGAATTTATTAAAGCTCAAGATTTTTTTGTAGATTATTATGCAACCAATTTAGAAACTGCAGAAAGGTATACTCATAAATATTTATTATCTAAAAATGAAATTAAAAAATTACAATTGATAGGAATGTTTAGAGATATAGATATAGATTCAGATTATGATTTAACAGAATCAGGAGCTAAAGAATTAGAAAATGAAATAGTGGGTGTAAGTAAACCTGCAGATAATGATGACTATGTAAGTATATTAGAAGTACATGCAAATTTAAATTTGCCAGGGTTTGAAGATCAAGATGAATTAAAACTTCCTTACATTGTACACATGACTGAGGACACTCAAAAGATTTTATGTATAAAAAGAAACTGGAATGCTGAAGATCCTTTAAGAAAAAAGAAAATGTTCTTCACACATTATACAATGATTCCAGGTTTAGGTTTTTATGGCTATGGTTATATACATCTTATTGGTGGATTAACTAAAACAGCCACTTCCTCCATGCGTCAATTATTAGACGCAGGTACCTTTGCAAACTTGCCAGGGGGTTTCAAGGCACACGGTCTCCGTGTACTTGCCCCTGACGAGCCAATAGCACCTGGGGAATTTAGAGAGGTTAACGCGCCTGCTGGTGATTTAAGTAAGTCATTACAAATACTTCCTTTTAAAGAACCATCATCTACATTATTTAATTTAATGGATTACGCGTCTAAACTTGCATCGCAATTTGCAGACTCTACTGATAATATAGTAGATAATGCATCAAACTATGGGCCAGTGGGAACAACCATGGCTCTACTTGAGCAGTCTTCAAAGCTGTTCAATGCTGTGCATAAGCGTCTACACGCAGCACAAACTAAAGACCTGCGAGTACTTACTAGATTAGATAGTGAGTATCTTCCTGATTTGTATCCCTATGAGGTCGCAGGTGGAGCACAGCAAGTATTCAGGCAAGATTTCAATCTTAAAAGTATTGACGTCATACCTGTATCCGATCCTAATATGCCAACAGAAGCGCATAGAATAGCTAAAATAAATGCTATCATGTCCATCGCTCAACAAAATCCTGCTGCCTATAACATGGAAGCAATAGGATTAGAATTGTTTGCTGCGATGGGCGTGGAGGATCCACAACGTTATTTAAAACAACAACAACAACCTTTCAGTGGTGATCCAATTATGGAGAATATGGCTTCTCTTAAGGGGGCACCTTTACAAGCACAGGCGCAACAGAATCATGATGCACATATAATTGTACATGGTAAGTTTATGCAAGATCCTGCATACCAAAGTCCGCCAGTTCAACAACTTTTAATATCTCATATTCAAGAACACTTGGCTTTGAAATATCAAATTGAAATGGCTCAAATGGTTCAAGATCCACAAGCACAACAAATGATTATGGCTGGACCTCAGCAGCAACAACAGATGCCACTTGAAATTCAAAATGAAATTGCATTGATGGCAGCTAATGCAGCAGATAAAGTATTAAAGCTTGATGAAGAAAAAGCTAAAATTATGGCTGGTGAGACTGAAGATCCACAACAAGAACAAGTAGAAATACAAAGACAAGACTTAGCATTACGTGCAAAGAAATTAGTTGATGAAATGAAAATGCATCAAGACAAAATGGATTTAGAGGAATCTAAATTAATTGTTGATGATGAAAATAAAGATGAGGATCGTAAACTTAAGGAAGCACAACTTGCGGTTAAGGCAACTAACGATGCAATGAAAGATGCAGAAAAATTAATCTATGCAACAAGGATGAAATAAAATGGCAGGACCGACAAAAAGAAAAAAATTAAAAAAATCTGTACATGATATAGAAGACTATAATCAGTTTTTAGAAGAAGAAGTACATGGTAAAGGTTTTAAAGGAATGGGTAAATATCTTAAAAGAAAATTTACACCCGTCCCTAAAAATATTAAAGAAAGATGGA